GTTAGATAAATCATATTTCTTTCTCTAGCCCAATAATTCATATTAGAATATTTTTCTGCATTAACATCATTGAAAGTTCTTATATCTAACTTTTCATTAAATACTCTTACTGTTGCACCATTTTCATCTAATTCTTTTATTTGTATAAACTCAATAAGATCAGCAGGAAGCCTTATCTCTGTTCTAGTTAAGCCAGAATTTGTTTGCATAGTTGCTGCTTCGAGGTCTGTCTTACTGTATGTTGCTACGTTTTCTAACGGAGGCACTCTTAGTGTCCTATAGGCTTTATCCGCAGCATACTTTAGACAATCCTGAATGATCGAATCGTTTACTACATCTTCATTTCGGTTAGCCCAACTTCGTACAAGTGCAGTGAGTTCTGTATATGTTAATGCCATATCTTACTCCTAAGTGTTAACTACTAAATCACGGTATTCAGTCATGAGAATACTTCTAAGCTTAGTTAAGTTAGCTGGATTACTCATAAAGTGTTGATCGTGTAGATCTAACTTATGTTTTTGTAGTATATCTATTGCAACAATATCTGGTATTGTAGCTAGCTTTCTATAACCATCTTTAGTCTTTCCAAAGTAATCTTGTCTGTCTCTCTCGTTTTTAGCGTGTTCTTTATATTGATCTATGTTTTGTTTTGCTTCCCACTCGCCTGTTTGTAAATCAAAACCAGCCTTGATAGACTCTTTTTGATCTACAGTGGCACTTGAGAACACAAAATTATTTTCTTTAGCCATGCCCTCATTCTCCTATTAAGCTGGTTCTGTAATTGCTACAAATCGACCTGATTTACCTATATAGCCTAGCTCATCTCCAGTTGTAGCAGTTGCAGGGTTAGCATTACTAGCTACTGCAGTGCCTGGAACTGTAAAATGAGTTAGCTTATAGCCACCAGCAGCATCTGCTGCGACTCTAAATACAGATTCATTAGCTCCGTAAATATTACCGTTAGCAGTTCTAATTACTGTTAAGTACATTATATTTATCTCCTATTTAGTTCTTACTATGTTAGCACCTGGATATTTAATTTGCACAGATCCTGTCTTTTTATTCCAGGTGGGATTACCCTTACCTGTATATATCTTAGATGGCTGAACTCTTCCTCCTCCAGAAAGTGTTTTTGCTTCTTTTGAAGTAGCTGATTTATAATTTTTATCAGACATGTAACCTTTGGCTTTGAGACCTCTTTTCTCCAAACCTTTCTTAGTAAAAGATGCATCATAAGAACTGCTATTGCTTATATTACTCTTAGACTTTTTCTTTGCAGGTTTTTTAATAGAGGATAATTGATTTTTTCTTTGAGAATCAGACATTGCATATGATTTTGTTGGTTTCTTTTTACCTTTTACTTCATTTCCAACTCCAGGATTGCCAAAACTTTTCTTTGGACCTTTCTTAACTTCATTACCAATTCCAGGATTTCCACCTATTTTCTTTGGAACAGAAGCTGCATCGTCACTAAACATTTTATTAGCTGCTACCATACCTATTCCTAAGCCAGCACCAGCACCACCACCGATAATTTTCTTTTTATTTTTTTTAACACTACTTCTAATCTTTTTAACATTGGTAGCCTGTGCCTGTGCCATAGAATTTTTTATCTTTTTGGGTTTAGCAGGTGATGATATTTTCTTATTCACTACTTTAGGTGGTGATGTTTTCTTATTGTACTGGGAATCTGATGTTTTCTTCTTAATAGTTTTTGGCTTTTTCTTAGTAAAGAAATCAAAAACTCTGTCAACGCTTTTACCAATTATCCCTTTTTTGGTTTTTCCGATCATTGTATTCTCCTATATAAAAAAAGGGAAGCCATATTGACTTCCCTTAAAGATAACAGTTAAGCTAAACCGTAAATAGCACCACAACCTTTTGGATTGCGTACTTCTAGAGTTGATTCTTCAACCATCATACCGACAGTAGAGTCACCCTTCTGCCCTACATCAACCTCTTTTAAAGGTCTTAGTGAAGCCATAGCAAACCACTGTGGATCATAGATAAGTGCTGAGAAGTTAGCAACATCAGTTGTTGCACCTAGGTTAGTTGTACCGTTAGTTTGAGTAAACTGAACAGCATTAGTTAATCCCATGATGTAGTTTGGTACTACCATTAGATCACCAAAGTCTGACATGTATACATCTACTGACTGTCTTAACTTTCCCTTCTCATCGATGTTTCTTACAACACCAGTATCACTGATCATTAAGTCGGAGAAATCCCTTCTTAACTTAGGTGACATCATCACCTTAGTTGCCTTACCACCCTCTTCATAGATCTTCTGCATAACAGAATCAATTTCTGAAAGTGATAGTGAGCCTTTAGCTGGTTGTCCAGCTGCAGCGGCATTTGATTTAATCTTTCCAGTACCGTCACCTTGAGTTGCTGGGGCTTCCCAACCACCTAAGTAATTAACTGTAGCTGTATTGTTAATAAATGCTTGATATCCACCTGAACTTCTTGCAGTTCCAGCTTGAGCGGCAACAGCTGCAGATACGTTAAAAGAATGAACCATGTCATGCTCAACGTCTCTTCTTAGCTCTGTGCCTCTTTTCTTTAACTGATATGCATATTCATCTGCAACACCAGCTTGGTCTACAGCCCTTCTAGTTCCTGACACAGCAATAGTTTTACCGTTGATCTGTGTGTAGTTACCTAGTCTGGTTCTGTGTGGACCTGCCTTATTAAAGAAAGCACCATCAGTACCTACTCCGCCACCACCGTTTGCTGAAGGCTCTAGATAGTCTGTACCTTCACCAACTCTTGAGTTTCCAGGTGCTTCTAGTGCATCTGTTTGCCATTCGTGATAGATGGCAGTTGCCTTTGCACTGCCGATAGATGACATAAAAGGAGTTTCATCCCTTGTAATCATCGTAATAAAATTTGCAAGGTCTTCTCTTTGAGAGACGTTTGCATCTGAAATTCGTCTTGGACCTCCTGGTCCGCCTGAAGCTCTTACGCCTAAAGTCGCCATTTTTTATACCCTCCGAGGTATTATAAGTTTAATGATTTATTTGCAAGTCCTCGAAGAAAAAGCATTTGATCATCGTTAGATGAATCTTCAGCAAAAGCTCGTTGCCTTATCCTAGTCTCATTGTCTATTTGCTTCTGAGATCTAGTTTTGGCTTTACGTACAGGGGCTTTTTTAACAACAGTATTTTTTCTTTTAGCACTGCCTTTAGTTACTCCTTGTTTTAATCGTCTGTAGTCATCTACAAACTTCACGATCACAGGATCTACAATAGTGTCTAGAATTTCTGGTTGTATACCTTCTGCTATAGCAAACTCTCTTATTGCTTTAGCTGTCTTCTCATTGAAGTCAGGTATCATCTCTGGAATAGCTTTTTGAAAATTTTCTAATTGCTCATTCCATTGTTTAGTACTCTGTTCTTGAACCTGGGCTTGAACTTGCTTTACTAATTGTTCTCTGCCATTTCTGGCATTCCAATATTTCTTTTGAGCCTGTTCTCGCTTATCTTTTAGTTCATTAATTTCATACGTATCACCATCCTTTCTAGCTTGCTCTATTTGAGCCTCTATATCGTGATAATCTTTTGCCAAGGCTTGCTCTTCTCGATACAACACTGCCGAAGATGCCTGTCCAAGATCGTTTATTTCTTTAAACTTCTTGTCATACTCTTCATCAAGTTGTTTTCTTGCATCGCCAAGTTTTCGACCCTCATTAGAAAGATGTTGTTCAGTAGAATAACCTTTAATCAGGTCACTAAAAGATACTTCAGTTTCTTTGCCATCTATTTTGATAGCCACTTTAGCATCTAAGTCTAAGTCTTCAGTAGAATACACTTCAGATTCTTGGGTAGACGTATCATCCTCATCTGTCGTTTCTTCTTCTTCTGTCTCAGCTTCTTCTTCAACTTCTTCAGTTTCGGATTCCTCTGCTTCTGGGTCTTCTTCAGCAGTTTCTTCCGTGTCTAACTCAGGAACGTCTTGCTCATTGGGTAGAGATTCAGTGAACTCGGAGTTCGCCATAATGTCAGCCAGCATTTGTTCTTCTGTTCGACTATCCGTTGCTGTAGAATCATCTGATGGGGTAGAGTCTACTGTTGCTTCGGTATTTTTATCCATTCTTCTTTACCTCCTTTTTAGCAGGTATTAATTTTTTTTCATATACAGATTTCATTGAATATAAGTAATGCAATGTGTCTGCGTTAAGTTTAGCCTTTCCACCACTACGCATTGAGTCATACTCAAGAGTATTTATCATTTGGGCGTAGTTTTCTAAAAGCTTTTTATAATCTATTTCATACATTATTGTCCTCCTGTAAATGTGGTATGTTCTTCCCATACATCTCGAAGTTTATCATTTTCTCCTTGACACTACCTAGTGCCATAGCAGAACTGTAGAGGAACTCACGAGTTTTAGTTTCATGTGAATCAGTCTTTAACCACTCTAAAAAGTAATCGACTAATACTTCACCATATACTTCATCAAAGAAATCCTCCCTTTCTTGAGAAGCAAAACTACCTTTAACATGGGCTTGTCTTGCTAATTCATCAGGGTGGATTTTATGATTTCCATATGACTTTTTATTTCCCAGCCTCTTCTCGGCTGTCTTTTTATATTTATCCAATATTTATTTTCCTTGGTTTTTTATCTTCAGGAATAACTCTTTCTAATTTAATAATTAGTAAACCATTTTTTAATTTAGCAGATTTAACTATTATATCATCTGCCATAGAAAAATTACGAGTAAATTTCCTATTAGATATACCTTTATATACCTCATCTTCTTTAGTATTATCTTTATTAGAAGCCACTGTTAGTATATCTTCGGTAACAGTTACTTCAATATCATCTTTAGAAAAACCAGCAAGTGCCATTTCGATAGTAAAATTATCTCCATCCCTCTTTATATTATAAGGTGGGTATGAGGGTAATTTTTTACTATGATGAATAAACTCATCTAATTGATTAAAGATTCTTTCAAATCCTATTGTATAAGGTATTGGGCTATTATTTAAAAACATATTCATGTGTTTCTCCTTTATTAAGCGAGGTGGGCATCATACTAGACCCATAAGGCATCTTAGTATTAGCACCTGTTGTTGTTATTAAGATGCTAAGTGGATATATAGTTTTTCACCACTTTGTGCAACTGTTCCATGTGCGGTCTTAACACTTGTTAGTGTTTTAGCTGCATTAGCAAGACCTGTTAATATTGTAAAATCTTTTTTATCTAAAGTTATACCAGCTTGTTCTACTGCTGATCCTCCAGTTGTTACATCAAATGTAACTGCAGAATCACTATCGTTAACAATTAGTATACCTGTTCCTGATACTGCTCCTCCTGATTGTGCAGCACCTACGCCAGCACTACTTAATGTTACTGTTGCCATTTTATATTATCTCCTGTGGTTGTTCTTCCATCGTTGGCTGTTGTCCTTGTTGAGGACTGGGGTTTAATAGCTCTCTCGCCATCATAATTACATCGGCATAATTAGGATGGGGCGGTAATTCTGCTCCTTCCTTAGTAGCCTTGATGGTTAGGTCTGCCCACTCTTGAAAGTGTTTGTCAATAGATACTGCTAATTGTTTAGAATTATCATCCATTGTATTTTTACTTTGTGCATCAGTATATGCGACATTTGACTCTGCAAGTGCTGCATCTGCTTCTGCTTTACGATTTTTAAGTATCTCAACTTGATTTTGTACTTCGGAATTTTTTTGCATTTCTTCTGCAGCTTTTTGTTGAAATTCTTCGGTAGTATAGTCTTCAAGATAGTCATTACTATCCATTTGCATTGAC